AGGATACGCGGATGCTCTTGCGCTACTACCACCCCCGCGGCTGGGAGCTTGCTCGGACATTGGCACGCAGCCCGCTGGGACGGCGGCAGTTGGAGTTCATCCGGCGCGAGCGGGAACAAGATAGTTTGCATTAGGCTGTCAGCGTTTCCGTCTGTTTTTCTGAAACGTTGGGAGACAACCATAGCGCCTCGGTACGTAATCGTAGGCTACCTGCGGCACGGTGGGTGCGTTCAACACGCCGCCAGTCGTGCAGCATGCTGTCGTAAAGGGCAGATGGGTAGCCCGCCAGTACCACCATACCCTTGACCTGTCGCAGTTGCTCCAGTAGCGCTACGTGGTCGTCTTCGCGTGTTTCATGCCGGTAGCCGGATTTTGTGCGAGTGGACGGCACGTAAGGCGGGTCTACGAAGAAGAGCGTGTCTGGGGAGTCCTGCGCGTGGATGACACCTTGCGCTGGTCTGCATTCGTGTAAGGGGCCCAATTTTTGGGGGTTTTCGAGCGTTGTCGTTTGGATCAAAAACTCTTTTTCTAAAGCATATTTGGTTGTGGATACGTTCTAGTTACCCACAGCCTGGATTGAAGAGTTATCCACAGGTCGCGCCGCTTGTCATTTTTACCAGCTGCAAGGTTTGCTGCTCGGTGGTGTCCGTATCAGGCCAGTGATCCACCAGACGCTGGCGCGCCACATTGGCGTAATGGTCTGTGATTTCACAACCCAGATACCTGTGGCCTTCGAGTTTAGCAGCGAGTAGGGTAGTACCGGAACCGGCGAAGGGATCTAAGATGATTCCTCCGGGTTCGCAGATTTTGACCAGTTGGCGCATCAGCGTTGTGGGTTTGCCGGTCATGTGGTGTTTATCGGCTTGGCGTACTGGCTCTCGGATGGCACCGGGGATGATCGGGGCGTTGCGTGTTAACGGCATGTCGCCTTTGCTGCCCCAGACGATGTATTCGCACTGTGCACGGGGTCTACCTGGTTGCGGGCGGGCACCTTCGGTTTTGTCCCAGACCATAATGCCGCGCCAAGTGAGTCCGGCGCATTGCACCGCGTCTGTGGCCAGCGGCAGTTGACGCCAGTCTGTAAACACACAGACGGGCGCGCCATCTTTCAGAATTCGATGGCATTGGGCTAACCAGAGCATCATCCAGACCAGGTGCGAGCGTTGGTCGCGGGCATCGCCTATGAAGTCCACGCGCTGCACGGCTGTGCCGGTTTGCTGGTATTTTTTCGCGGGCGCGGATTGACGGCTACCCATGTGTAGGCCGCCGCTGGCGTAGGGTGGATCGGTGATGAGTGCGTCCACGCTGGCATCGGGTAGGGTTTGCAGCCAAGTCAGCGCGTCGCCATGGTGGATGTATTCATTCATTCGACGTTTTCATCCGGCTCTGTGGCATCGTTTTCTTGCTCCGGTTCTTCGGCCACGCAGGCTTGCAAAGTCAGCCAATCCGGGATAGCTCCCAGTCCGGTGTAGCGCACGGCCACGCCGTTTAGCGCCAGCGTGGTTTTCAGGGCGTAGGGTTCACCAGAATCGACCAGATACAGCGTGTCTTGCCGATGGTCTTCAGTGGTAATCCAATCGTCGCCCACGGCAATGGCAACGTGTCCCTCGGGGGCTTGCGGCGGGGCGGTGAGCTTTGCGCCGAAGGGGACGTTGTACGTTCCCGGCACCAGCGCCAGTTCGGTAGCAACCACGGGGTGTAGGAATGCGCCATCTTCGTCGGTTTGGTATACGGTGATCTGGTTCATGGCAGTCCTTTATGGGAGTGGGTAAATCGGGTCAGCGAATGACGCTGGCACCTGTGAGCTATATATGAATCCGGGGGTGGAACGCCACGTTGGCGCTACGCGTCTCGGAAGATGCGCGAGCAACATTGGATGCATCAAAATCAATTTTTCGATGGTTTCCGGAAGCACCGGAGACTATAAGACGCTCCGGAGTTTGCACCAACACCAAACGCTCCGTTTGCCAATGCGCCTGATCCATCGAAGAGCACGTTTTGAAACTCCCCCGTGATGTTTTGCAGCGCGTCGGCCTGTCTGCTGCCCAGGGTTCTTGCATTTGCAGTGTCAGCGTCACTCACCAATCCGATTTACCCACTATCCACAAAGGACTGTCATGAATCAGATCACCGTATACCAAACCGACGAAGACGGCGCTTTTTTGCATTCAGTCATTGCAAACGAGCTTGCACAATCGCCTGGTTTCTACAACGTGCCGTTTGGCGCAAAGCTTACCGCCCCACCAGATCCCCCCACAGATCAAGTCGCTGTGGCTGTTGGCGACAGCTGGTTTACGGTAGAAGACCATCGGCAGGACACGCTCTACGTCGTTGAATCCAGCCAGCAATACGCGTTGAAAACAACGATTATGGTGGGTTCCGGTGCGGTGCGCTACACAGGGCTGGGACCGATTCCCGATTGGTTGACGCTGCAAGCGCCGGTTCTGGAGGCCCCGTTGGAAGAGCAGAAAGAAACCGATTCGGCAGAAAACGAACAGCAGTAAAAGACGCGGCGATGATGGGGATGTTAGAGTGTTGTCAACAAATAGTCCAAACGCGTTTATCCCGATGGCAGCATCATTGAGCGGATCATCTGGCAGGTGCCCACGCCTGTACCACCCACCACGCATGGTTTCAAGTACCGTTTGGTGTACATCCGCGACGGAATGCGCGTGGTCGGGTTTGATAACGAACGCGGCAAGGGCGATCACATGCATCTGGACGGGCAGGAACTGCCCTACACATTTACCGGCATTGACCGGTTGATTGCCGACTTTATCCGTGAAATCAAAAAACGAGGTGCAGCATGAGAACACTGACCATCAGCATTGAACCGGATCTAGACGCCGAGATGGCGCAGTTTGCCGAGCGCGCCAAACGCGGCATTGAAACGGGACAGTATCAGGGGGAAACCCTGAACTTTGCCACGCCCGCGACATTTTTCAGCCACCTGAGCACACACCGCTGGAACATCTTGACCTGCCTGTTGGACAGTGGCACCTTGGGCGTGCGCGAACTGGCTCGTCGCGTAGGGCGCGACGTCAGGCGCGTGCATGAAGACGCCGGGGAACTGGTGCATTTGGGGCTGTTAGAGAAAACGGCGCAAGGTGCCTTGCGCTGCCCTTACGGGCGCATCAACATCGACATGGCGCTGATGTCGCACGCCCTTGGGCAGGATAGCAATGACATGGACGTTCCCGCCGTTCATCCAGCAGTGGCGCAACATGCGCGCAGTAGCGCCAGACATCCGACGCGCCGTGCCGCAGCCTCAATGCGCTGAACTGGTTTCGGCACCATTGCCCTGCTCGGTGTGGGTGTGCTGCTTCAGGCTGATGTTGTCTGCCGTCACGTCGCCAAACCGCACCTTCAGATCACCTTGGATGACGGCCACGGCACCGCCCGCGCCAGATCCCGTGACACTCAAACCCGCTTGGACGGTTAAATGGCCGGTGCAGGTGGTTTGTGGCGTATCCAGCGTGACCGACGGCGCTTTGACCGTGACAGCGCCACCAGCAATCACCGTGACCGGCCCGGCACATTGAACAAACCATGAACCATCCGCACGGTTGTGGGTGACGGTGTCGCCGTTGCCGTAGCGGATGGTGTGGATGTCCGGCGAGGCGGCCGGTTCGGGATGTGCATCGGCATATAGCGCGGGCAGCACGAATGCGCCGCCCATGAGGCCCGAAGGCGCGATGACGATCACTTGCTCGCCAATCTCCGGTGCCCACCAATCGCGGTCAGCCCCGGCGCGACGCGTCATCCATGGTAGCCAGTCGGTCGAGATGTCGTCACAGCGCACAATCACCTTGGCCCCGGTGTAGTCGGCATCCTCCACGGTGCCCACGCGGATCAGGTTAGCCAGCCTGCGTTCCAGTTCCACAAGGTCAAAACCTCGGTCGTGCATCATGCGATCTGCTCGTAATCGTCTATGTGGTTTGTGCCGATTTTGGGATCGATGCCGACGTGAATTTCCGATGGCGTGATGCCCGGCGGCTCCAACTCGCCCAGCGCCAGTTCCATGTTGAACTCCACAACCCAGACGATGTAGCTGTCAACCTCTGGACGGAAGGCATCATCGGTGGCGTTGACCAAGCGAATGTGACCGTGTCCGGGAATGGGGCGGCGGATTTCATGCAGCGCCACAGCCACGCGGGCGGCCAGTGCACGCACCAGCAGGTCGGCGCGCGGCAGGTTGGGATCCACCAGGCAGCGCGCCTGCCAGCGCAGGTCTGCCAGCAGTCGCGTGTCGCCCGCTTCCTGCAAGGGTTCGATGCTGTCGATTTCCAGATAGACGGCGGGCACGCGCAAGGCGCGCTGGGTCTGGGGCGGCGCATCGGCTGTAATCACGGGGATGTCGGGCATGGCCGCGCGCAGTTTTTCCACCAGCGCATCGGCGCACTCAATCAGCGTAGTCATGATCTGCCTCGCTGATTGATTTTGGAAAGTTCATAGCGCAGTTCCTGTGTCAGGAACCGCATCAATCGCTCCTCGGCGCGGGCTGCGGCCTGATTCATGACGGCATTGCCCGTTTGCTCAATGTCCAGCTTGACCAGCTCCAGCGGAAAGCGTCCGCGGCCCGTACGCCGATACACGCCATTGCCATAGCGCGCAATGGGGAAAGCGTCTTTGAAGAAATAGCGTCCAACCTGTGTGCCGCCCGCCACGCGGCGGGGCTTGCCCAGACGGGCAGCGGCCACCGCATTCAGGCCCAGCCAGACCTTTTGCGTCAGCGTATCGTCTGTGCGATACAGGCGCAGACGGGCGCGAATCAGTTTTTGTTGCAAACGCAATTCGGCCGACAATGCGCGGCGCGATTCGGTTTGGGTGGAGCGCGCGGTTTTTTGCACCGCACGGCGAGCAGCCGCACGTACCGCGGCTTTGCTCAAATGCAGCGCGCCGGTCACGTTTTGGATGTCTGCCTGGGAAAGCGCAATTTGCAGATTCATCATGGCTGTTTCTCCCGTAAGACCAATGTGGTAAAGCCAGTGCCGTCAGGCTCCAAACTGATCACCTCAAACACCTTGCCCGCAACCTGTACCGTATCGGCAAGCTGCACGCCTGCCGCGTCGGCATCGCGCAGCACCAGCGTGGGTTCCACCACGCCTGTGCGCATCGAACCCAACCGGGGATCACTCCAAGGCACGGAAAACATGCCGCGCACGGGCACGCCGTTGACCGCGGCAGCATCGGACAGGTGCGCAAACAGGGCGCTGTCCATGCGGGCCACCTTGGCGCGAAAGTCCGGCATTATTGGCCCTCCTGTGTTGGTTCATCCGTTTGTTCGTATGCACGTACCACGGCCTGATGCCGCGCAGCGCAATCGGCGTAGGCCAGCGTCAGTTCAATATGCGCCGCCGCCAGCGCGTCCCACGATTCACTGTTGATCAGAGGTATCGGCGGGCACGGT